TTATGAAAGATATTTTTCCAAGCATGATTATTTGGAAGACATCCACTGGGCCAGTCTTTTTTGATCCAGGCAATAGTAGCACCGGTATCGTTAATATCATCTACTATCAAAATCTTTTTACGTAGATCTCGATTAGTAGGATCGTGACGTACAGGCAATCCAGTAATCTCAAAATGCTCATACCCTCGATCATCCATAGACACATATCCAAAAGCATCTTCGGCCATGCCTAAGTCGCTTACACATTCGCCACCGTCACGTAGACTAACTACTAGCGGTCTCATAGGCACTCCAAGATATTGACTAAGCATCACCGCAGGAATAGCGCCACCGCGTGTGATTCCTACGATGTAATCTGGACGCCAGTTATCTTTTTGTAATTGCCTAGCAATTTCGATAACACTGCCTTGAATATCCGACCAAGTTACATGTATTTTTTTCATTTTACACCATTTGCTAAGGTTGTCCAAAGTTTAACGACTTCTTCTCGATTTAGAAAGAAATCGTATGTACTAGAATTGGTCAATTCACCTTTGTCGTTATACTGTTCTCCAGTAAACATAAGATGTTTAAGTCCGTCTGGTTTCATACAGTCATTAACTTTTAAACGAAGTTTCCATCCTGGATTGTCTGTAATAAGTTGTTCAATCATTTCGAGTCCTTTAAAGTTTCCCAAGTTTTATATTCTGCTAACGCTTTGTTGTATTCATCGTTAATCTTTTTAAGCTTTGAATACTTCTCCTCCATTATAGCATCTCTTGTAGGAATGTTCAACATGGTTTCTATTCGTTTTAATCTATCATGGAGGTCTTCACCATTCCATTCTATCTTGCCGTTAATTTTGATGCTAGGGTCGTCGCTATTTGGAATTTCCATAATAGGCTTTCCGTTAATACTCCCAAATTGAGTAGTTGGATGGATTGTATTGGACCAAACTGTTCCGCCACTTCCACCGTTACCAGCAGACACATAAATTTGACCACTACTTGTTGGAGTTATTGGTAATGTGTAAGTTGCCATATTACTTGTTGTAACCTTTACGTTCTCTTTCTTTACCTTCGTAATCCTCTTTAACCATTTTATAAACTTCTTTAAATTTTTTGTATGCGATTTCCAGTCCAGGATATTCTTTACACATTTCTTGAACACGATCATAATCTGGAAATCTGCCATCGAATTCTTCTTTGTATAAGTTAGTAAAACTGGTAAAACTTTCAATACCACTCAGGTCGACGGTTTCTATATTTCCTATACTAATGGGATTACTATATGGACTATTGGTTAAAGTAATAATATCTGCCGAGGTTAGACTTGGAAGACTGGCTGACTCCCAGGTAAATGTAATGTCCTCAGGTTTTATTGTTAAAGGTTCATTTAAGGTTATTGTATAAATTGGATCCTGTGAAGAATTGTTCACGTAATGCCTCCGTTTGTTTGTGTAACATCGGCAGTCTTGTTTCGTAAAAAGTCATATGATCAATAATTGTTTTTACTAACATCTGCCTACGGTCCATGTAGTTGCTCAATGTATCTGTCCAGTTACTAGGATATTTGAATGTATCAAAATACATTTCTGTGTATGAGAGTCTGTCTGGAACCATAGGAATAGCATTCAATACACAACCTTCATAGCAGCTGATTCCTAGTGTTTCTTGTAAGTTAGCACTAAACACAATCTTTGCTTGACCTAATAAATTGTGATATTCGTTTTTAGTCAGTCCATGTTCTTGACAAATAATGAATTCATATTGTGGTAATAAAGATTTTAAATCTCTAAAAATATTGACCTGCTTCTCAGGAGCTAGTCTGTGAGGAAATAGGATCAGATCTTTTTTCGGCATGTTTTTATACATGACCAAAGTATCATCCATATACTCCATGGGCCATCCTGTGCGTATAACATTAGGCCAATCGCCTTTTAACACATCCTGTAAGTCATCTTGTAACCACGGATTCTCAGAAGGATAATCATTTAATAAATTACTCACAAACATCTCAATATGAAATGCTGTGGCAAAATAATTATAGTCGATAGCATGGAAGAATGACTTCTCGGCATGTCTGACCCACGGCTGATTACCAATTAGCCGACCTAAGAAGTCTTGTGGGTCATAACTGCCAGCATGCCATAGTGCATGTATTTTAATTGGAATACTAAGCAGACTGCTCATATATTTCAAATTAATGATGCCAGGATGCCACGCATCAGTAAACAAAAAATGATCGCCGGATTTTACTTTGCCGGTAGTAAACAATCTACTAATTTCTTCAGTCTGTTTAGACTTATAGATATTAGTGCCACCAAAATTAAGGAAGGCGCCAGGAGTAGTGGCACTAGGAATATCCTCAGGGCCAGAGATAACTTCAACATCTTTACAGACCTTTCTTAGTGATTTGGGTAAGTGTTCTTTCCATTGAGCAGTATATCTAGTTTCTACTGCTTCAAGGTCCACAATATACACAGTCATTAACGATCTCTTTGTTTACGATAGTTATTGTTATTCCGACCTTTATAGTGGTTTCTGTTAGCTTGTAGGAATCTCTTCCAGACATCGCTTTCTTTATTATAAAGATCAGCTTGGTTGTAAGGTAAAAGTTCCCACCGACAAAAATCCAACAACGCTTCTAAGTCGTCGAAGATCTTAACAATGTTAGGATTGTTATCGAAGTATGCGTAGCCTCTATAATTACGAGCCATGTTATTTCCTTGTAATGTAAAATTAATATTTGATAAAACTACCGTTTTCCCCATCTTCGGAGACTTCAATCCAAACTTCTCTATTTGGATACTTTTTAGAAATCATGTCATATAATTCGTCTGACATCATTTCGCAACTTTTATGATCTAATTGCAATACAGCTTGTTCGCCATTATACAATTCTTCAAGCCATCTTTTAAACTGGATGAACTCGATGTCTCTGTCATTGTGATGAACACCAATCCACACACGAAAGTGAAAGATATGGCGGTGAGGATGGCCAAGGAACGAAACGTCATATTTGTCTCCTGTTGCTAGATTAGGATCTGTTAGTGCTGCTGGATATTTATGAATACCTTCTTTGCGAAAAGTTACCCATATCATTTTATTTGGTCTTTGGTCTTGTCGAATAATCATACTGATGTATCCTGTGTGTATTGATCCCAATGTGTGTATTTGTCTTTACTCATTAGGTTGTGTAGTTGATGTGTCCATACACCAGGGTTAGTAGCACCCCAAGTACGGTCGTCGATTTTAAGTGTTGCGTTATAATTATAAAGTTTAATGTAAGGTAATTTTACACTAATCATAGGAATAAATCTATCTTGCTCACACCAGCCTTCTTCGTGAATTTCTTCAGCATACTTAACATCGAAGTCTAAGCAGACCCAATAACCTGCCTCTAGACATCCCATAATTCTGTTGTCCCAAATTTTCCAGTTATCGTGTGTTGCCGGATTAAAACTTTGACTGGTTCCAAAGTAAATTTGTCTAATACGTTTAGATTCATCTTCAAAACTTTGGCTGTCTTCTGCAATAGCCAAAATGTCTTTTAATGAGGGTGTACCTACTACAAATAACGTTCTCATTCCATATGCTACAGTATGTTCTACTTCGTAGCCTGTGAAATATGTTATATCTTGTCGTTGTTCTGTGTTTAGTCCCATTTAATATAGCCTCTGCTGTAGCCTTGTGGTCTGTTTAATCCATCTTCAAATGCTTGTTGCCATTCAGTGTTGCGATTATAACACTTAGTCCAGAATGTGTCAACTTTTAAATTATTTGTTTTTACCCAAAGTTCTGCTTCGTACATCGCATTATAAAATCCGTCATGTCTTGGACTAGGCATAGCAATAGTATTGGCATTCCAAAGTAGTTCGCTAAATGTAGTTGTGAACGATTCTTTTTCCGCAGCTATGATCCAAACGCCTTGCGGCGCCAACAGTTTACGTTTCAGCACTTCTATGTGTTCTCTTATGTCAATAATCACATCATATTTTTCGTAACTTGGCTCTTGTACTAATACATTCTCATTTGCCCACAGTTCGTGATTGCTATTACCCCAAACTTCAATAGTACCAAATTTATAATAATCTAGTTTTAGTGTGTTGTAAGCAACCCAGGCAAGAAAGCCACTACCAATTATCAAACATTTAGATAGTTGTAGTACTTTGCTTTGAAGTAACGTGCTGTTTTGTTTGACAATGTTAATACCACAAGCTACTGGTTCTAAAATATATTTAGGCTCGGCGCTAGGAACTACTATAAATTCTCTAGCTCTAACATTGTAGTAGTCGGCATACGCAGGCTCTCCTCGAGTCGCTACATAATCGCCTTCTTTAACATTGAGTATTTGTCCACCAACTTTGGTAACAATACCTAATCCTTCGTGACCACTCATGTGAGCAGGCAATGTAGGAAATTTGCCTGTCATCATATCTATATCACTACGGCAAACACCAGTCATAACAGCTTTAACTTCAATTTCAGTATCAGCAGGTTCTGGTTTAGTCCATTCTTCTTCTACAAACTTACCATCACTGTATGTTCTAAGTAAACGTACTTTCAAAAGTTCTCCATTCTTTCGTGAATCCAATAATCTATTGTATTTTGTTTACTCCAGAATTTGTCATTATCGAGATTACGTATTGCATCGTCGATCATACGTTCGTAAGCATCTTCTGGGCATAATCCTAATTCATATGTAAATGTGCTATTGCCGAAATCCATTTCAATGTTACGTTTGTCTTTATCTAATGTGCGCCAGTCTGCGGTCAATTCCCATTTGTTACTAAATCGTATTTGAGCAAAGTCATCTACGTCGTATGTACCATCTAAATTAACTGTGCCGTATTCTGTGTTTAATAAATCTTTTAGATGGTATCTCATCAAACTAGAACGATCATTCATAGCAGTAGTTAACCAGTCAGGGTTTAATGCTATATACAAGCTTAGTAAGTGAGGCATTAGATCTCTACTAACTCCACCATAAGCAAGTTTTTTTGTAGTAAACCAGCTTCCAGGACTAGGCACACGATCTTGATTTAACCAATTAAGTCTGACTCTATCAGCTGATTGTGCCGACTCTTGTAGTTCTTTTATATTACTACGCCACATATTATTCTTAACCATCATGAAGCGTGTATCAGGAAAAGAATGAACCAATGTCATCCAATTACTAGCAGTAGCAACACCGGGTTTTTCTATAAAAACTATTTTACAATCGTGAGCAATTTTTATAGCTAATTGAAAGTGAGTAAAGTTTGGAGTACAGATATGTGCTGTGTCAAACGGACCCCGTGCCATAACTGCTGACACAACATCCGGAAAGTCTGCTCCTTTGCTGATATCCGAATCTACAGTAGTAATTTCAGATCCAAGATTAGTCAAAACTGTTTTATACAGCTGACCAATACCCATGCCTATAATAAGACTCTTCATTGAATTTTAAGTTCTTCTCTAAGAATGTTTTCTACTAATTCGTTAAGAGTTATATCTTGTTCGTGCGCCATTCTGAATAATTTATTCATTAGACTATCGGGTAATTCTAATGGAACTTTAATTCGTTCATCGTAATCTTCTCCAGCAACAATGGCTCGAGCTTTTTCAAGCAGATCTTCGGCAATTTCTAAATCGACAAAATTAACATCGTCGTATGCTTGATCATTATTTACACCTCGATTTTTAGCATCGTTGTTGTAGATCTCTTTCCAATCAGGATGTACCCATCGATAACTATTTTCTTTAGAGTAGTCGTGTGCTTCGAATTTATAAACAGTTTGATTTTTAGTATCAAATGTTATGCCAATACTATACCCGTCGTGCTCACCATTCCAACTATCTAAGCAGTGGACGTTGGGTCCAAAACATCTCCAACCAAAATCACTGCCTTCAGTAACACGATAGTCAACGACTTCCATAAAATCTTTAATTGTGATCATTTTTACTTTCCTCGTACTGTTTAAAAAGTCTAGTTACAGGTTCCATTCTTTCTTGAAAAATATCCGGACTTGTTTGAGATGTTTTATTCATATCGTAATAATCGGGATAGTGTCGTAGGCACCATCTTGCTTCATCTCTAATAATTTTAGGTACTCGAGGAGTGTGTTTTGGATTACACAAATTTGCTAAAAACTCTCTTGTTCTAAGCACAGCTCGAAATCTTTCATCTGGCAAAGTCATTTTACACTTTCTTCAAGTTCGTCAAGTTTTAGTTCGTCTAATAAGTCTTGCTCTAATTCTACTACAGTCGACTCTTCGATGTCAAACAGATTGGCAAATGTTGTAGAATTGTTAAGTGTCTTCTTCCCAACAGCACCTCTAGTTCCAGGAATAGCCATCCAATATTTGCTGTATTCTTCGATTATTGTTTCTGCTATTTCTCTATTATCAGTAGAAAAGATAGCTTCAATAATGTCCTTAAAATAAACTCTATCAAATTTTTCATCTACTAACATGGCAGGACAAAGTCCTAAATCATATTGTCGATTAGCTTCTTGTACGCTGTTGAGGTGTTGCCAAACATTATGGCCCATCATAATTGCGTAACTAAAGCTATCCCAACTAGTACGTCCTTCTTTACCTATTTTATTTAGGTCGCCGGGCTTATATATACAGATATCTTTAATAGGAACATTTTCCATCACTGGGCTATTTGTAAAAGTTCTACCATTGAAAATATTATCTTGATTAACAGCATCGATAAATTCTCTAGTATCTGTAGCATACTTCTTGTCATCGGCACTAGGCAACATTCTGTATAACCATTTACTTCTATCTTGAATTTCGGTAGATACATAAATCTGTCCATTGGCTGTAGCTAAGAATGGACTGGCACAGTCGAAACTAATAGTAAAATTTTCATTATGATATTTTCTTACAGCACGTTGAATATCGGTTAACAACAATGCCCATTCTAATTTACTTGTACCTAAAAAGTGCATCCAATCTTGTTGACCTTTTTCTAATAAGCCATCGAATCGTAATGACACTAGTCGCTTTAAGACCAAGTGTACATCGCACATATTCTGACCACCCATAGCCCAGCCATTAAATGCCTTATCGCCATATATTTTAGGATCACAGAATCCTTTCATCTTTTCGTACCAATCGTCGGCTTGATCGTGGTTCTCTCCTTGAAGTACGTTCAAAAATTTACAATTACCATTACGATGTTTAATAAAATACTCGTTGTTATATTTTGTAGCCATTACAGCTTGATCGTAAGTGGAAATGCCACTATTTTTTGCCCCGACTGGACTGCGACCTACCCATGCCGGAATATCCAGCACCATTCCGTAATCCATTAACGCATCCATCCAAGCAAGCACTTGCTCTCTTTTCTTTTGAGCAGCATCTAGTTTTGCTTGATATACTTTAACATGATCTACTTTGGTACATTTAGGATTTCCTTTTTTATCTACTTTAGGAGTTCCTGACGCATCTAGTTGTGGTACTAATTCGATACCTTTTGCTACAGCCTCAGCCATAGCTGCTTGAACTTCAGGCCCATTAGGATCTTTCCACTCACCTTCCCAAACACCTTTACCAATCTGGAAACCTCCTGAATCTCCTAAGACCCATGATGTACTACGATCACGATTACGAAACATGTCTTCGCCTTCGTCAGACTTTTTAAGATCTAGATTAGCATGACCTGCTGAATACAGACAATGACTGTAATAAAATAGTCCTTTGTCCGGCTCAAGATAATTTAAACTTTCTACGCCATTTTTCCACACAGCAGGAATACGAGCAGGATCTACATAATTTCCATACCGTTGTTTTCCTATGAAAGTAGCATAGAATCCGCTGGTAGCAGGCAAAAAATAAGCATAGTCTTTTTGTGCCGTGGTTAGGTCTTTGTTCAAAGGTTTATTCATTTTGCTTCTAACTTGTCTAATAATGATCCTACTCTAACATCTATCTGGGTCATTGCGCTTGCTGAAAAATTGTCACCGGCGCTAGTGCCACTGATAATAGTCCCAGGAGGAATGGTTCCAGGTAGTGTAGTAGGCCATTGAGTTTGACTCGGCTGATATATTCCAGGTATAGCAGTCCCAGGACTAGGTGTACTAGGAGCATACGTAGATCTATAAGAACCGGCACTTTCTAATTGACCAATTCTCTTATTTAGAATTTGAATATCATCTATAACTCTACGTAAAGGGCCTTTGCGTATAGAATCTGTATTTTGTTGTGCGTTAACTATAGCACTAATTAACACTAAATTTTTTAGTGCTCGTTGTACTGCTGGATTATCTGAACTCATCGCTGTATCAAATAAGTCTACAAATGTTTCTAAATCAAAATCTGCTTGATCTTTTTCTCGCATTCCCATTGTTATTGCTCCTTATTTTGTTTGTGCTGGTAAAATGTAGTCATAACTAGCCAAGCCACTGTTTACAGTAATCATCATAGCACCTTGGTCACTGATTTTCATAACTTTGTCACCGTCTAAGTTAAGAATACTCATTACTTGACTTACAGGCCAACTCCATAATTGCTTTAGTTTTCCTTTAACGTCTGCTTCAAACACAAAACTACCTGCGTGAGTATTAGCATCACCAAAATAAAACACTAGATTACTATTGTCAGTTTTAACTTGGAACACACTTTCCTCGTTATGTGCCTGTGCTTGTAGTTTAAGTCTAGAGATAGCTGCTAAACTAGGTTCGAATTCTATATCCCAACTAGCACCTTTAAATTTAACACTTTTTAATTTTTCATTTACGATTTGTTGGTTCATAAATCTGTAATCGTTTACAAAATCTCCTGTGCTATTTTCAAAGTGAAGATTTACTGGAATAGTTTCTCCATTACGTTCTGCTGTAATTACTTCAATTTTAGCATTTTCTTTATATTCAGGATTGCGTAAATGTAAATTTAGCTTATCAAGATTAGGCATTCCGAAAGTGCCATTAAATTCTGCTACTGGACTATTAGTTTTAGCATTGATAATCACGCTACGATCTACAGCCATGGATTCGATCATAGTTTCTGCTTCTGTGCCAGTAATCTTTACCAAAGGAATAATTCCCAAGCTGTGTGTGTGCGATACGATGTCAGTTAAAATATCTTTCATTTTATTCTCCTTTAAAGTTATTTAGGTTTAGAAGTCAAAAAGACTGTTAAAAGTATTTTTTTCTTCTGTACTGCTTATGTTCCAATTTAATACACCGATTAAATTTTCTAGTTTTTTGTCGATAATTGTTGCTTCCATTTCGGAATGATCAAACGGCAAATCTTTAAACCATTGTGGTAAACGTAATTCGTCCACAGGATACGCTACACTATTGTATTCTAGTGGATTATCTCTGAGTTTACAAACAATTACCTTCATACCATCTACAATGTTCACACTGTATTTGTCATTCATCATTCTTTTCAAAGTATTCCAGTTAATACTAGCACGGACATGTCCTGGTAAGTTAGCTTTCCCTTGGCGCTTTTCTTTAGCTTCGTATTCTGTAATGTTGTTAGCACGTTTAGGGCTACCTTTCTCCCAACCTGGTCTTGCCTTAAATGCTATTCTAAATTCAGTGATATAATCTAATACTTCGTTCTCAGTAGCACCAGTAAGTACCATTTCCAATACATTACTTAAAAAGTCTTGAATAAATTCCGGAGTATCACTACGCTTTAGATCTAGGCCCATGGCCTTAATCTTTCCAGGCTTGCCGTCTACGTCTGTTCGTTTACCTTCTTTATCGTAGTAAAGAACAGCATAACGTTTTTTAGTAATAAACAATGCTTTACTACCTACGATTTCTCGTCCTGCTTTAATAACTTCGCCCCTAGTTCTAGGACAATGGAAAGCATCTTCCATAAACTTAGCAAATGTCTTGTTCACTTCGTCACCGATTTGATCATAAAGACTTATCACCGTTTCTTTTGTCCACGGAATACTTCCTGCTTGGATGTCTTTTTTAAGCGTCGTATAAGCAGAAAAATAACAACTATCAGTATCGCCGTAGATAATAGCTTTTCCAACATGATTGTATTCTCCAGTGATTATTTCGTTGACTTTGCCTGCCATGTGTTTGGCGATTTGTCGACCGACCAGTGTCGTTGATTGACCGATTCTTTTATCGAAAAACCTACAGCCAGGATTAAGAATAGCACCATACAAACTATTAAGGTTAATCTTCTTAACCAGCTGTCGCTTATCCCAATATTCTTCTTCAATTTTATTACCATTAGCTATACATTCCTTTAACTTGGCCTGCATTTCTTTACGTTCGGCATACCAACGTTTAAGTAGTCCAGGAATAACTCCTTCCTTTTCGTAGGTAAAGATAGTGCCATTACTGCTTAACATATAGGGCTGATTACTTTCGAAAATTAATTGATGAACTTGTGCTGCGCTGAGTATTTCGCTAGAACCCTGTTCCCAATCAACAGTGATATCTGTACCAATTTCTTTATTCATTACTGCTTCATATTCCAGACTGCCGAATTTGCCTTCCCAACTAGCAGCGAACGATTTACCTTTGGCCATTTGGCCACTTATGTACTCGTCAGTCATTGTTTGTTTGAGCTGACCGACAATAGTTTCTGGTCCCATGTTTAATGCTCTAATAGCACTAGGATACAGACTGTTAATATCTAATGATCCTACCCAGTCTTGAATACCTTCTTTAGGATATGCCACATAAGCACCAGCAGCGGCTGTGTCTTCTCGTTCGCTCATCTTTGTACGATTAGGAACTTGGAATCCTCTACGATGAGCTTCGTTAATAATAGCCTGTTCAGTAACAGCCACGGCACCCATTGTGGTCTGTAGCAGTACTGTATTTTCGTGTGCCAGTTTATTACTTAGGTCTAAGAATTTTAGTTTCTTATCTAATTTGTCTAGCAGCGCACAGTCTTGTCTGTTGTATTCAACAAACGTCTTGAAGTCATTGTTGTATAATTGATCTAACGTGCCTTCGTATGGTGTTTTCTTTTCTCCAAGTTCGTATTCCGCGATGGCATCCAGTCGATAGGAGTGTCTTTCTTCGTATGTGTACTTACGGTATAGTTCGAGGTAATCGAGATGTACCCGTCCAACCAAGTCATAGGTTTGTGCTGTTTTTCCGTATTTTTCATATTCTCTCCGTCTAGGGTGTAGATTCCATAAACAAAAGCGCCTTGTATCGTCTTTGCTTAGAACTTTGGTTACACGATTTACAGTATAAGGAATATCAAAGCCCTCACTGTTCCAACCGCTTAATATATCAGCATCTTGTATAAGATTAAGAAATGTGTCTAATAAATCAGCTTCGTTATCGAATAAATGTGTGTTAGGAAATTCTTTAACTTGTTCTTTAGCTTCTGCCATACTTAGCCCTTTAGGAGGCATTGCTAAACATACTAGTGTATCTAACCATTGAAGATGAACAGCAATAGCAGTAATTGGCATGAAAGCATCGTCAGGACTAGCATAGCCACGCTCTGGATCGAAGTCTACTTCAATATCAAAAAATGCTGCATTTAATTTAGGAGCGTCTTGTCCTAGATAGTGTTCGCTTAGTGAAACAAAGATGGGATTAATATCTGCTTCATAAAGTTTTTGATTGTTGTGTATCTTTAATTCTCTATGAAAGTCTTTACTAGTTTTACAAACAATTCTAGTAAGAGGTTCGCCATAGATGCTGGTAAATTTACCTCGAGCATCTGGATAGTAAAAGGTATATTTGACTGGGTGTTCTTTGAAAACTCTTTTGCCTTCGTTGTTTCGTTCAACAACATGTATGACATCAGAGTCGCGATTAAAGTATGCGTCTACGTACATCTATTCTCCATATATGCGATTTCAGGCTCGCAATTACCAGGGTAATCATTTATGGCTGATTAAACCTTTCTCTGAAATATTTAGCTGTGCTTGCAATCTTATCAGAAATTTTTTCACAAGTAACAGCAAAGTAATAACAAAGAACAAATAATAAGCCTACTGCTACGCCCATTAGTATCCAATTACATACAATGTTAATTAAAACTGTAATCATCTATTTTAATAGAACCAGCTAGTCTTAATAGTAAATTTATTCTCGGTAACTCTTTAGAATGATGGACAACGTTATGAGCTACCGATGTGTTTATAACAGCAGCATTAATCATTTCTAACCTTCCTATCTCTCTAGCAGCATGAGGATCGATAGCAGCATATGAATACCCGTCTAACGTATGCATGATTTTTGGTTCTTCTAGTGCTTCATAAAATACTGTATAAGTGTTCTTTGTATTTTTTATTGGTATATTAAAACTACAATAAAACTCATCGGTGTCATCATTATGTATTGGCAAATCATCATAAGTTACTACAATAGCACTTCGAATCCAATAATTATAAAATCCAAGATCAACCATTAACTTTTTTAAAATTGGCAGGGATTTAAATCTGTCTTCTTGATGTATATCTAAATTATACAGATCATTGTGTATAGGTATACCAGCTTCATAAATGATTTTGTAACATTCTTCCGAAAGTTCTTTTAAATTTGGTATGTGTATAATTTTATATAATTCTTTCATATCAATCTGATCAACCCTACTGTATCGATAGTAGTTAACAGAATATAGTTAGCTAACATACCGAAACTTTTTCTAGTCCAAGCAGCCCAGGAATAAATGGCACAGGCTAAAATCCACATTGGATACAAAGTAAACAATGGTGGATCAGGCACAGTTACAGCCATTATAATACTACAGGCAATGGAAAGTGCCCAAGCTAATATTTCACACGCAAATCTAAAAGGATTACTTTGAAAATCTTGTTTAATCCATTCGAAGGTAGGTCTTAGTAAATCTATCATTAGTCTTGTGGTAGATTTTTGGTAACACCAAGAATAGTTTCGATTTCATCCCATTCTTCTTCGTGTACTCGCCAATTATCTTTGTGAGCGATCTTAATTGCTTTGTTAATAATGCTTGGTTTAATGTTTAGTTCTTCTGCTACTGCTTTCACAGTTTCTTTCAACCCTTCTTGTAAATCTTCGATTTCTCTTAGTACAGTTGATCCTTCATTAATCAATCGTTCTAGTTTAGTCTTTTCTTCGGGTCCGTACATTCTACTCATTAGAGTCTCCTTGAAAGCATCATTATAAGATTATTAATAGAAAATGTCAAATGAAAGTTTGCCAAAATAACTTGATTTTTATGTCATTTGAGTGTATTATACTAACACTACTAACTAACTCTGAATAGATATGAAAACTACAGCTTTGATTATTTCGATGATTGTTGCTACAAATGCAATGGCATTTAATGATGATCCAAACAAACCTTTTGATACTAGTAGCAATTATACAACTCAGAGCACCATAACTTGGCGCCCAGTTGATGATGTTCAAAAGGCTTGCGAAGCCGAATCACGTAAGCGTGGATTTAAAGGATTTGGTTATGGAGTACAGGCTTGTAGTTTCTATGATGGTAATCAGTGTACTATTATTACTGGAAAACAAACAACCATGCACAGCGTAGGACATGAAGTAAGACATTGTTTTCAAGGTCCATGGCATTAAAAAAGCCCCTTGCGGGGCTTTTTGTTAAGCTTCTGCTTGTTGTGCCAGTTTATTAGCAGCGTTTAATATCGCAGTAACTCGTTTCTTAGTTTCTTCTGAAACACTAGCATAATCAGCAGATTTGCTCATGTCTGTAAGATTTTTAATTTCACGAGCAATAATTTCTTGATCAGCTGGATCTAAATCGGCAATTTCAGTAGTAGCGAATGTGTCGTACAAGGCACTACCAATATCCCATAGTAACACGGCTGTTCCGATATAAGGAATAGCTCTTAGTCCTAGTTTAGCAACACCCTTGGCAGCAGCACGTTTACCACCACCAGCACCGAATCTGTTTGTTAAATTTTTACCAAACTTACTTAAGGTACTTTGCTTCTGAGGCATGTTTTGAGCAGCGGCAGTAGCTCCCTGTTGATATCGTTGTCCTGCCGCTAAACTATCTTTATACGCAGATGATACTCCTGCTCTAGCACGTTGAGCTTCTGCTTCTTTTCTTCTAGCAGCAATATCAGATCCAACACTGCCAAAAGGAGTTAGTTCTGCTTCACTTAAAATTTTCCAAATCTCCATTTGTTCTTGTGGAGAAAACATGTTGATATGTTTTAATACCCAATCGTCTTCGGTTAATAGCGATCCGTCATCTTTATAAGCACATTCAGCTTGTATCCCGTACTTCTTAAAAATGGCTTCTAATTTTTCAACACTGTTTAGTATTATATCTTCTTGCTTGGAAGGAAGTGCGCCCGTTTTTCTTTGACCTGACTGTCCAGGGGTTGCTGACTGTGCTCCGCCGACTGGATTACCAGTTTTAACATCGTATCCATACTTCTTCATAGTAGCAATATATTCTGGACTACCAATGTACACATTGCCACTTCCTGGCGATACTCTGACGTTATGAGCAGTGCCTACACCTCGCATAGCTTCGTATTCATCTTGCTGTTCTTTTGAAATTTTCTTTCCAACTACATAAGTGTCAAAATATTTTTGGTTACCACCGGCTGTTTCAGGACCCCATTTGCCATCTACCGCTACTTTGATTCCTTTAGAGTTTAACCAGTGTTGAAATGCTCGTGTTCCAGCATTTCCAGACATTCCAGGTTTTTTTGGTGTAGGTTTTACAGGATCGTTAGTTACGTTATCAAGACCTCTAGGATCTCGGTAATCACTTGTGTCCGGTCCTGCGGGCGGCTTATTTCCAGGCCAATTAGGATTAGCTTTACCATCTTGATATGCGTATTGAACCTTTTCAGGATCATATCCTGTTTGATTAATAGGTGCTTCGGCAATATAACCAAAACTTTCAACTAATTTACTGTAAACTTTTCCCATAATACTTTCCTAAAATACTGCTCACTTTGTAGTTACACGGTAGCGAATCGTTTCACTAGGGCAGCAGCCGCCCCACACTGTACGGTAACTAGTACCGGTCCTAAGGTGTGTTCTTATGTCCCGCCACCAACTAATTTACCACGTAGACCTTTTTGACTTTTTTCCGGAGACCCGAGTACTGTGCCTTTTACATCTACTTTACCGTTTGCTTTTAACTGTCCTGCTGGTCCAGATTTCTGAACTGATTCTTTTGGTACACAATTTGGAACAGTACGTCCACCTTTCTTCTTCGTACCTACAGGCTTGTAACCCTTCCAACATGGATTGTCTTTAGGATCACGCAGGCCTTCTTCTACTTCTTTACATTTACATCCTGGCTGATGAGGTCCTGATATAGGACTTCTGCTGTCGTTTGGTGGAGCACTGTAGTATTCTTCTAATTGAGCAATTTGTTCATTTAGATTATCGCGTATTCTAATCAGGTGTTCCAAATCTTCGGCGGTAACAACAGGTTTACCTGAAGGCGATGTTTTAGCTGATTTTCCAATCTTTGTTGCTTTACCTTGACCTACTTCGCCTTTACCGCCAATATGTTTACTACCAAAATCAGTTTTTTCACTTTTTCTTGGTTTATGCGACTTACCTTTTTTAACTTCTCCACCCTTGTTAAGATAATCTTTAACAGCATCATCTACATCGGCAGTGCGTTCATTCATTTTAGCAGCTACTCTTTCGGCTAATAGTTTAGCACGATCCTTATAACGACCTTCCGATTCTGCTATTTCGTCTTCTATTTTTTTAAAATACTTTCCAATCATGCTTGGAGTAGCGTCTTTATCTTTGTTTAATACTGGACTAGTAATATTCTTGCGCGGTTCCTGATACTGTTGTACAGCCATTTGTTCAGCCATACTTAAACGATTAGTAGCAGACTCGTTGATAATAGATAAAAACTTCTTCATGTCGCCAGAAGAAGTTTTAGTTTTATTGTCTGCTTTATCTACAGCAGCAAGAATTTTTTTCATGTCCATAATTACTTGGCCTTTTTCTTAGCGATTGCTATGGCTGCTTGTTGTTTTAGATTTTTTGCTTCGCTCATGCTGCCACATTCTTTCATGCCGTGTACTGGACAGCTTTTGCCTTCCATAGTCTGATTACATTTTCCTTCACCAAGAGCAGCACTAGAATTTGCTTTTTTTAAATCTTGTTGTGTAGCTCTCATTCCTGGTACTGTCGTTTTTGCCGTGTTGGGTATCC